ACTAGTTTTAGTCTTGATGTGTCTAAAGCAGCAGAAGACCATGTGAAGCATATTGTTATGGATACTGTGCAATCTTTAGTTAATTTAAGTCCTGTTGATACTGGTGCATACCGTGCTTCACATATTGTTTCGATTGGATCTGGTGACTATGGCATACGTGAACCTGAAACAAACGCCGTGCAAGATGCCGCTATTCAAGCTGTAAAGATTAAATTGGGCAATTTGGTCTACATACAGAACAACCAGCCTTATGCTGAGCGCTTAGAAAACGGTTGGTCTGAAGAACAAGCGCCGCTGGGTATTTACAACATCACGTTTACTTATATTACTCAAAAGTACGGTGGCTAAAATGGCAATGACTTTAGAGCAGACAAGGCAAGCTATTATCGATCGTATGCAAGCTTTTACTGGTATTTCTCAGGATCGAATTCAGTATCCAAATGCACCAGGCTTTAATGTGCCAACAAAAGGAGTATGGTGCCGTTTGACTATTGCAGGCGGCCCGAGTTTTACCTCAGGTGTAGCAGACAAGCCTTGTAACCGTCGTACTGGTAATATCATGGTCCAATGCTTCGATCGGCTGCATACTGGAGAAAAAGCTCTAACAATTCTTGGTGATTCTTTATTGGCTCATTTTGAACATTTCTCATTTGATGATCTGGAATGTTTGAACGGTCAATCGATTAAAGTTGGTAAGGACGCTGATTTTGTGCAATACAATGTGACCATAGGATTTACGGTGAATTGAAGCACACAAAGTAGAGTGCACAATAAGGGTTATGAACGGTGATACGAATGAATGCAACAGCATTTGACAATTTTAATTTTTATATCGGATACATGAGGTATGCAGGAGGGGGCTGGCTGGTTGGTGCGTTACACAAAGATGATCGTGAAGGTTGTGATGAATTAGATGAAATATCTGAGTGTTTCTTTGATATTAATGAAAGTGAAACTCATGCGCCACAGGCACTTGAATATATTAAAGAGCATGTAAAGTTTCTTTCCCATGGAGACACACCAAGTCTGGCACTTAAAGCTGTTGAAGATCAGATAACAAACTATATAACCAATTTATAAATCTATACCGCCGAAAGGCGTTTTTTTCTTTTTTACTCACTACCACCTCATCGGTGGTTTTTTTATGTCTATAGGAATCACTTATGAGCAATTTTGTTTTTAAGCGTGGTGACACATTCAACTTAAATTTGCAGCTCGTCGATATGGATGATGCACTTCAATATCCAGCTAATGATGTACGTCGAGCAATCGATTTAACGAGGTATACCTTTACTTCGCAAGTTAAAACTCTGGACGGAAACGCCGTAGCGACGTTGACTTGTGCAGCGTTAAGTCAAAGCACTCAAAAAGGCTGGCTCAATATTAAATCGGGAACAAGTACTGCTACATGGCCTTTAGGCTTGTGTCAGATGGATATCAAAGCCGTCGTGGGTGGTGTGACTCAACACACTGAGACTCTGACTTTTCAGGTAATTGACGGGGTGACTGCATAATGGCAAATCTAGTCTTTAAATATTCTTGGGATCATCGACCATTCCCTTATAACTCAGCTCAAGGTAAGCGGCAATTTATGCTGCCTTTTGCTTCGGGTATTCCAAACCTCACTCCAGACTGGACTCAAGTTACGGGCTTAGGTACAGCGGCAACAAGAGGTGTTGGAGTAGAAAGCGGTAATGTAGCAGCTTATGGTTCTTATGGTTTATCTAACTTAGGTTATGGTGGATCTCCAACTTCAGAAGCCGGAAATGATATTGATGCTGGTTATAAAGCAGGGAGACAAAAGACTCGTTTTAAGAATGCACCCACTAGTATTTATACAAATCCCTATATAGCTGCTTATGCACCTTCTATCGTGGTTACTCGTGGAGAATTTACAGGTACGGAGTTATTTTTACCATATTACACCTCAACACGCGCCAATTGTATGGCTGTAATTGCATGGAATTATGTGCCATCCACTGACACCTTAAGTAAAGCAGAGCAAATCGTTTATACGAGCAAGAACAATATCGTTTATACGACCAATAACAGCGCGACCAGCGGCAAATTGGTTACTGTTGAGACTTCTGGCGAACTTCGCTCCAAGGGGTTCACTGTTGATTCGAACGGGGTTTACAAGGCAGCTTCACCGATTGCAAGACTATTTGCTGATTCACTTGAACTCAATGAAGATGCCTCAAAACAGCCGATTAACTTTGAAAAGTTAGGTACAGGTGACTACCTGATTAAAGGTTCTCTGGGATTTGCTAAAGAGGGCTGGTACATTGAAATGCCTAAAGATGCAAACGGTAATGTTCTTGTTGCTGTGTCTTATGAGCAGCATGAAGATGGGGATATTGCAGTAAAAACCTACAAGAAAAAATTTGATATCGAAACAGCCTCAATTATTCCTGATTTCGATAATCCTGTAGATATTCCAGAAACTCGCTGGATTGATATTCGATTGCATGAAGAACCCGAACCAGAGCCTGAAGAACCGTTGAGTGAAACACCATTGGAGTTCCAGCCTACTAACTTATCTCAGGCAGTAGCTGCAGCCTTGAATGGTGTGGAACCGCCAGTGATCTCCGACACAGATGCAACACATTAAAAACCCGCAAATTTAGCGGGTTTTTTTACGCCCATCTTTTATAACTGCCCGCTGATGAAGCGGGTTTTTTATGCCTAAATTTTGGAGAACTATAAATGAGTTCAGGCGCAAAAATTCGATTATATGCTTGTGAAGAAGCGGTGCTGGGAACAACTCCGGCAAACCCGATCTGGTACACGGTTCGCCGTGTCAGTGATGGTTTATCTGAAAACGTCTCAACTGAAGAAAGCAGTGAAGTAGTAGATTCACGTTTTCGACAAGGTGGTGTGGTTACTGAAGCAGAGGTAACAGGCCAGTTAGAGTTTGAACTATCTCTTGGAACATTTGACTTATTCTTAAGTGCTTTAGCCTTTAATAACTGGGCAGCAAATGCTTTAAGCTTTGGCGGTACCGTACGTAAATCTTTAACACTGGTCAAAGTATTTGAAGATATCGGTCAGGTATTTATTTACCGTGGTGTACAGGTGAATACCGGTGAAATCACCATTCAAACAACTGGGAAAATCACTGGTAATTTTGGACTGGTAGGTAGCTCATTTACACGTCAGCAAGTCAATCCTGTCACTAATCCTATAGCTGCAACAACCCGTCCACTGGTCAGCATGCCAAACGTGGAAAACTTACTGGTAAATGGACAGACGATTCAAGGTAAAGCGTGTTTGCAGTCTCTTACGCTTTCAATTAATAACAATCTTGAAGCAATCCGTTGTATCGGCTCAGGCAAGTACACACCAGAGTTCTACATTGAAAAGATGATGGATATCGAAGCAAATGCTTCCTTCATGTTCTCGGCAACTGCGGCAGGGTGGATTGATGCCATTAAAACCCGAGATGTGTTTACGCTGACCTTTGATATTAAAGACAGCAAAGGCAGTAAATACTCGTTTAACTTCCCTCAATTAGAAGTGATGGAAGCCAATCACCCAGATGGCGGGGGTGACGACATCATTACTTTAGATATCAACTTTGCCCAAGTCCGTACAGCACCAACGATTGTACGTGCTCTCGTGTAATCAGCTTATTCAGTAACAAAGCCTATGGAATCCCATGGGCTTTTTTATTTCTAAAAATCAGAGGTTGTTATGGCTTTAAAAGTCGGAATTATTAAAAGCTCGGACGTATCAAAATGGTGCGAATACAAAGGTGCTGATGGAGAGGTACAGGCAGAATTTAAAGTCCGTGGTATCGCTTATAAGCCTTTTCAGGTAGCTATTGAACGAGCAGGAAATCAGATCTCGTCTAAAGGCTATGATGTGATGGTCAAAGATGAAAATGCCAAGCTTTACCATGAATTGTTAATGGATGCGTGTGCTGCCCATTTAATAGAAGACTGGAAAGGTGTGGTATTTGCCGAAATCGTAGACGGTAAAACTGTTGAGACCGAAAAGCCATATACACCTGAGAATGCCTCAAAGCTTCTTAATCTTGGTGATATTGGTATTTCGATCTGGCTATTTATTAAAGAACAGGCCCAGAAGATTCAGGAAGAAGCCGACAAGGACAAGGCTTTAATTCTGGGAAAGTCATCGAGCTCTACAAATACCAAAAAACGTATGCGTCGAAAACGCCGCACGAAATCGAACAAATCAAATTCTTAGGTGGCCGTATTCCGGATCCGCCAGAATATTCTTATGCGGCTGACTCTATTCTTTCGGCATTTAGCACTATTTGCAGATCCCGACGATATGAGCAGGGTATCCCTTTATCTTTAGATCAGCAGGCAATCAATGTCTATGCAGAGCATAATGATTTGCCAGTGGCTGCTCATATTTTTAATGACTGTATTTTTGCGTTGGATAATTTGTTTTTGGAGGAGTGCCATAAGAAGGCGACGCAACGAGCGACGAAGACTTAAATGCTGACGTGCGATACTTAACTGTGAACAAGCGACGGGATGTAACGCGATTGATGTAACATAATACGGTCAAGTGGTTGACATTGACTAGGCGATTCTGTATTGACAGGAATGTCATTATCAAATATTCTATCAATGTAGTCGCAGCGCGGTATAAATACACCACGCCTAGATTGAGGTACGATAAACACTGCGATAATCGTAAACGTATTGTAAATACGTTGCCTCTAGGTGCCGCACCGAATTCTAGCCTCTAAGTTTCTTAGGGGCTTTTTAATGCTTGATAATAAAATATGCGAACATTTATATACTTGGATGAAAGTGGTGATTTAGGTTGGAATATGGAAAAGCCTTATCAAAAGGGTGGTTCCAGTCGAATGCTTACGTTAGCAGCAATCTGTTTGCCTGAGAATAAGGTTAAGTATGTTCAGCGTATTGTAAGAGCATTATATGAAAAAAGAAAAAGACCTTTAAAAAATGAATTAAAATCAGTTGATTTGAATCTAAAAGATAAAGAAATATTCGTCAAATTGACTGCGAAACTTATCAAAGACCATCCAGATATACAACTTCGCTCAATTACAGCAAATAAAGAATTTGTTAATGCAAGATTCAAGAACGACCCAAATGCTTTCTATAATTATATGGTGAAACTTTTACTTCTTGGGACTATCTGCAAGCATAAATATGTAGATTTTATGCCTGACAGAAGAAGTGAGCGGGTTTCGTTGAAATGGAATATGGGTGAGTATTTAAAACAGATGGTTTTAGAGTGTGGCATTGAAAACCAAATTGTTAACCAGTCATGCAATATTATGCCAATGGATAGCTCAAAGTGCCTTGAGCTACAATTTATAGACTTCTATGCAGGTTTAGTCTGGTCGGCATATGAATTTAAAGACATGACTGCAAGAAAATTCATGGCAGAAAACCGAAATACCAACCATAAGCTTTTCTTTCCAAAAGAAGACAAAGTGGATAACATTGTTGATGAAGCTGTCTAAACCACCAGAAGATGGTTTTTTATTGCGCCATTATTAACCACTTGTTAAATTACCCTCAAATATGAGGGTGTTTTTATGTAGAGAAAAGCCCCGAAGGGCTTTTTTGTTAGAAGACTACCAACCACCAGAAATTCGCAAAGCACCAGCTAGCATTCCCGATTCCATCAATGGATGAAACCAACGGTCGCTATAATGTTGATTGCCTGTTGTGTAGCTTATGGTTTTTAAATCATCACTAATGATTTTTCTATTAAGTGGCCCTCTTAAATCCATTGCCCGAGTAAGTTTTAGAACTGCAATATTAGTTTTAAAAGCATATTCAGCTAAGTAGTGTCCTTGCTCGTTGTTAAGCATATGTACTGCTCGATAGATTCGACTAGTCGCAAAGTTTTGGGAAATAATTGCATCAATTAGGTTCTTGAGCAGCTTAAATTGATCTTCATCAAATAAAGAACCTTGTTTTTCAGCCTTGCTGTACATAGCAATTAAGTGGTGAACATACTCCACAGCCACAGGTATTACATCGTATGGAATTTCATCAATATGCTGAACATTGAAACGCTGATGAACTAATTTATAAGCATCGCTGTAATTCAAATGCTTAGTTTTAGCTACAAGAAGATTTACAGCATTGGTTAGGGGTTCACGTTCTGATTTGTGGGTTTTGGCAACTGGTGTGCCAACTTCTTTATCTAAAACATCAAGTACCCACTTGCGGAATTGCTTCGCTACAGCAGTACGAGCAAACATGGCTATTAGGTGGCAACCACGTAGTGAGAAAACTCGAACTTTCTTTTTTAAATTTCGTGTTTGTTTCGAGGTCACTGAATCAGTGACCTCGATATTCCCTGCTGTCACGGATTCGATGATTTGAGTCATTGAATCTGTGAACTCATCTTTATTCGCGTTATAAAGATTACTTACAGATTTAACACTTTTATAGCTCAACGCCTGCGCCAACTCACCCGCTGTTAGGTAAATTTGTCCATTATCTCGAACAACAGGGTTAAATTTCACTTCGTTAAAGCTTAATGCTAAACTAGACATGTCTATATCCTCATAAGTGTAGACAAAAGGCTCTGATCTCCGTCGAAAGTTATCAGGGCTTTTTTATGACATCAAAATTGATATCACTTGACTATAATTTATAGTGATATTACTCTTGATGTCAAGCATCGAGGAACAAAATATGTCTCAATCAGATTTAATCAGGTTTCCTGCCAGATTAGACCCCCAAATACATAGTGATCTACTTACTTACGTAAAGCAGCAAGGCGGGTCAATTAATACAGCTATTAATAATCTATTGCAGTTTGCACTTAGATACGGCCTTCAAGGTGAAGGTAGCTTGTTAGACTCTTATTTACCCGATTTGAAAACAAACTTAGGTAAAGCTGAATTTATTATTGAGCAATTTATTCATAGTGAAATCTCATCTGAATTTGATGATCTTACCAATGGTCAAAGATATCAGGATTATATTTCAACCAAAATAGAAGAACTTGAACCACATGATAAAAAGCTTCTGGCCGAGTTAGCTGGTTCCTTGGCTAGAAAAAAAGCACCCTAGGGTGCTTTTTCATATAGTGGTAATTATATTGAACTTATTCTATTTTTTTTAAAGAATCCAATTCCTTTTCCAATTTTTCAATTCTTTCTAAAGCGTTAACAGCATCAATAAAACGCAGCACTTTTTCCATATTGATTGAACGTGGTAATTCAAAGCTTTGCTCAAGCCTGTATTGAGCTTCAGCATTAATTGATCGGCCACTCTCAGTTGCGGCTTGCTTAATCTTTTCTTTCAATTCCTCTGGAATGCGTAGATTAAATTGAATATCAGCCATTATATTACAACTAAATTGAAGGTTGTTAGCATTATGCTATCAAAAAATATTGACATCAATATTAGCATATTGCTAACATAGCAAAACGCTAACATTTGATGTGAGACTATAAAGGAGAAATTATGAATGTTGTACAAATGAATACGCGGATGCCTGAGGAGCTAAAAGAGTTTTTGTTAGAGCAGGCAAAGAAAGAAGGGCGCTCTCTGAATAACTACTTAGTGAGACATTTTGAAGAGCTTAAAAAGAAACTAACGCGAGAGAGTGCGAAAGCATGAAATCAATAGGCAACAAAAAAGCCCATGATCTTGGCGGACAGGGCTTAATTGATGTCGCAATCTACAGGAAAGACAACATGTCTAATTTAACACAAAACTTTTTAAATCCAAATAATAAGCCATTAGTTATTGGTGAATTTACTATTCGCCAAGATGAAGATGGGCGTTATTGCTTGAATGACCTTCACAAGGCTAGTGGAGACTTGGCTAAACATAAGCCTGCTAACTTTTTGCGTAATGAGCAAACGCAAGAATTAATCAAAGAAATCGACAGCTTCTCAAATATGAGAAGCTCAGAAAACGACCACCCCTCAAATATGAGGAGTGCTGTAAAAGTGGTCAATGGAGTTGGGACATTTGGAGTAAAAGAACTAGTTTATGCATATGCAATGTGGATTAGCCCTAAATTTCATTTAATGGTAATTCGTGCCTATGATTCACTTGTGATGGAATGGTTGCTTAATGGAAAACAAACTATCTCACCAGAACAAGCTGGCATTCTTTATAACATTGTTCATACAAGAGCAAAAGGTAATAAAAATTTGATTGTGCAAATGTGGAGTCGTTTAAAAAACCACTTTAAATACTCAGCAAGTTACCGAGAATTACGAGCTATTCACTTTGAGGATGCTAAGCATTATTTAGAAGTTATGGATTTAAGGGCAAAGCCAGAGGAAAAGAAACCTCAAGATCCTTTATTTGATAAAGACGCCTATGAGCTGGTTCGCAAACTTACTGAAGCAGTCATCATAGAAAATGATGAAATCGTTCCAGTTCTGCTGGCTGTAAAAATGCTTGATGTGAAGAAGTTCGCGTATTACTCACACTTAGTAGTGAAAGCGAATGAAGCAGCACGAGATATTGCTAGATTGTTGGATTTCAGGAACCTACAAAATGAGCCGTTGATCGATGCAGACTGTTCGGTGATAGCCATGTCTAATGGACAAAGATTTCTAGCACGACCGAACTGGTTTAACTGCCCAGCTTAGTAATTATTTTTAAACAGAACCCACTCATTTGAGTGGGTTTTTTAATACCCAAAACAAAACCCCAGTAGCGCTAACTACTGGGGTTTTTCATTCCACCCACCGACGAAAGTAAGAGGAAAGTAAATCTATATGGAGCATTTTAAACCAATAGTGGAGCTTATGAAAGTGTCTATTGAAAAGTATGGCTTATGGCAGACAATTATTGCCTTTTTAATTTTGTTTTCCATACCAATTCTAATCTGGAAATTACCTGAAATCATTGCAGCGATTAAAGCCTAAAACCGACCTATCAATGGTCGGTTTTTTATTACCGAAATTTTGGAAGCAAATATGACGGATAAATCCAAATGGTTTGTTTTTAAGAAAAATGATCAAGTTTTTGGATGTTTCAGGATTAAGCCTTTTTCTGATCCTGAATTTGGTGAGGCCTATAAAATGCTTTGTACCAAAAAAAGTATTTTTAGAATGAGTGCCATGCTATCAGCCCAAGAGTTTGCCAAAATTATCGCAACTCATCTTATACAGGATTGGGAAAATATTGAACTTTCAAAAACAGGAATAGCTGGTGAAAAAGAAACGCGTTATTCGCCAAAATCAGCTTATCAATTATTAATGTATGGAGATCTAGGGGCTGAGATAACTTCATGGATCTTGGAAAAGTCAAAAAGTATTGCCTAGTTAAGTCTCGATTTATTGCCGCCGTTTATGGCGGTTTTTTATTACCTAGAGGAAAGTCAAATGGCTCAAGAAGCTCGCTTAGTAATTGTTATTGATTCGGAACGTGCGAAACGCACTGCACAAGACTTATCAGTTGAATTGGATAGCATCACCAAAAAAGGGGATTTCGCCTCGAAATCTATGGACCGGATGTCTGTAGCAACTCGTGCACTAGCAGGGTATATGGCTGGTTTATTAACAGTAGGTTCAGCCATTTCAAAGATGGATACATATACTGGACTACAAAACCGCCTTAAGTTGGTCACTAATAATCAAGTTGAACTAAATAAAGCTACGGAAGACACTTTCCGAATTGCTCAAAAAACCTATTCAGCATGGGATTCTGTTCTACAGGTCTACCAGCGTTTTAGTGATAATGCCAAAACTTTAAACCTCACAATGGATGACACAGCACGTTTAACTGAAACAGTTTCTAAAGCTGTAGCAATTAGTGGTGCAAGTGCAGAAGCTGCTGATGCAGCTTTAGTTCAATTCGGACAAGCGTTAGCAAGCGGCACATTACGTGGTGAAGAGCTTAATTCTGTAATGGAGCAAACACCAGCTTTAGCAAAAGCTATTGCTAAAGGTATGGGTATTACTGTAGGTGAATTACGTTCAGTAGCTGCTGAAGGAAAAATCACTTCACAGGAAATCGTTAAAGCACTTAAAAATGTCCAAGATGAAGTTGATGCTCTTTTTGCTAAAACTGATATAACAATCGGGCAGTCTCTCACACTCCTAAACAATGAAATTACTAAATTTGTAGGAGAGGCTGGTAAAGGAAGTGGAGCAGCACAGGCTTTATCAGGATCGATTCAGTTACTAGCAAATAATTTGAATTTAATTGCAGACAGTGCATTTGCCATAGGTATTGGCTTAATGACAAAAGCCGTTTTAACAAAAACGGTTGCTGTACAAGCGAGTATTGCTGCGTCAACCAAACAAGTGTTTGCCACAATTGCTGAACGTAATGCAAATATTGCAGCAGCAAAAGCTGAAGTGGAATCTGCGCTTGCCGAAGCACAAAGTACGCAGGTGACACTAACGAACATCAAAGCTACTCATGCTCAGATCATGGCAGAAATAGAACTCGAAAAAGTTCGTTTAAAAGCCCAAATCACTGAACAAGGTCGCACGGCTACCATCACACGAATGGCTCAGCTAGGACGATTACAAGCTCAAGTTGCGTTAGAGGTTGCTGCTGCGGAAACAGCACAGTCTGCAGCTTCATCTAGATTATCAGCAGCCTTAACAGCGCAATCTGTTGCTACTAGCCGTTTAGCTTTAGCAAAGTCAGCGCTTATGGCGATTTTTAGCCCAATGGGTTTAGCAATTGCAGCAACAGCCGCATCTTTCTATTTACTAAGCAGCAGTTCGGATGAAGTCAAAGAGTCTCTTGCAACACAATCTGACTCGGTTAGTGATTTAACAGATAAGTACATAAAGTTAAATACTGTGCAAGCATTAACAGAGGGTGTGCGGTTACGCAAAGAGATTGAGCAGCAAAATGATGCAATTGATGATGCTAGTGGAGCTATCAAACGTTTTGCTTATATCCAAAAGGAATTATTTAAATTATCTGGCAGTGATTATGAAGATTATCAAAATGCCATTAAGTCTATTGCTACAGGTGCAAGCGATGCAGGTGATCTCTTAAAAAAGATGATTTCATCTGGTCGTTTTAGTCAGAATCAAATTGATAAACTCATTGAGTTCTCTAGTGCAGTAGCAGAATCAAAAAATAAGATTGAGCAAGGTAATACTGCTCTAAAACTCTTAAATGCTACTTCTAGACAACATGTTGAGGTAACGGCCGAATCAATTAAGCAATTAACAATTCAAACAAACTTAACAAAAGTCGCTACTCAAAATTTCACTGACATGAAAACACAAATGCTTGATTCATTACGAGCACAAGTGGAATTCATTCGGTTAAATGGTGGTAGCGAAGAACAAGTTAAATCGTTGAATAAGGTAATTCAGGCATATTCTTTAAATCAAATTTCAGCAACTGATGCTGTGAGTAAGTTCAATAGTACAGCCAAAATTCCTGCTGAAAATATCAAGGGGTTACAGGATCATGCTACTAAAACGGATCAGTCTAAAATTGCGTTGAATCAGGCTAATGCAGAGCTAAAGAAACAGAATGACTTGCGTAATGAGTATCTAAAGCAACATCAAACTGTACTTGCTGCTCAACAAGGAGAAACAAATGAATTAAACAACCAAGTCGCTGCTCAAGAAAAGTTAAATAAGTTACGAGACAACGCCAACAAAGATATTCTGAAAAATGATTTTCTTATAAAAAACACTAAGGCATTTGGTGGTGGCGAAAAGGGTCTTGATAAGGCGCGTGCGGCATCAGAGTTTTATACCGACAATAAAATTCCGATGACTAGAAGTTTAACTGGTCAGGAATATGCAATTTTTGAGGCTTGGTATAAGAAGCAGAAGGAAGCCAAGGACTTACAAGAAAGTATTACCGAATCTAGCAGAAAGCAAACAAAAGAGGTTGAAAAACAAACCAAAGAGTCTGCCAAACAAGCTGTTCTACTTGCGGGGAATAATGAGCGAGTGAGAAATATGCTTCGGGTTTACCAATCCTTCCGTAATGCAGGCTTAGGCGATAAACAAGCTCGTGTAATGACAGCTCAAGTTGGACGAGAGACTGATTTTAGAAATGAGGCAATGTTTGGTAGTCACAAAGATGCCAATAATGGTTATACCAACACAGGATTTTTATCATGGCAAAAAAGTCGCTCAACTAAATTAATGCAGTCTTTACAAGGGCAAGGAGTCTTGGATAAAAACGGTAAAATCCAGCAAACTCAAGATGCATTGGATGCAATGGCTAAACATGCTGTGCAAGAGGCGATGACCGATAAAAGTTATAGTAAATCTAAAGCAGCTCTTCTTAATGACGATTTAGACTATCGAAGTTTAGAGAGAATCGTTGCCAAAAATTTTGTTGGCTGGGACTATGACGGGAAAAAGCTTGGCAAAGCTAAAGCTTCACAGCATTTAGCCAAACAAGACTCTTACTATAATCAGCTTAGTAAAATTTTAGGGGATAACCCCGAAGCAGCCTCAAAAGCAATCGGCGATCTTTCAAAGTTTGAAGATGAAGCATATAAGGCACGTGCTAAAACTCTTGAGGAAGTTAAGCAGCTACAGGCAACATATGACTCAGAAACAGTTGCTAGAAGCAAAAAACGTGAGGAGGAAATCAACAAAGCAACCATTTTAGGTCAATCAAATTTAATCCCAAAAATTAATGAGCGTTATGATGCTGAAGACAAGTTAGCTCAGAAGCAATTTGATTTTGAAGTAAATGGTTATAAGTGGACTGAAGAACAAAAGCTTGATTACACATATGAAACTAATTCTTTGCGATTAGTTGCTGAAGGCAAACTCTCTGAAGATCAAAGAAAGGTTGCTTTAGATGGCCTGAAATTGCAAAAGCAGCAAGA